AATAGCTAATTTTGTGAACAGGCAAGGTGATTGGATATTTGATGACGAAGCAATTTTGTGTCAAGCTAATCATGGTGAATGTACAGGGTAAAAAGGAGAAACAAAATGAATAATCAAAGAAATGATGAACTAAGAAACAACACAATGAAGTTGTTGGCTAGATTAAATGCGCCTAGAGCCGTTCAGGGCAACACAGACGCAATGAAAACAGAAGCACAGTTTCTTGTAGATAGAGTTATTAAGTTAGCTCCTAGCAGGCAATACACAGATTGGTTTGTAGATTTTGAAGAAGCTTTGTTAGGTAACTTAGAAACAAGGACTTGGCCTACAGCTAAAGAAATTAGTAAAGCGGCAAAAGATATTGCGCCAAAACGTCCAGAAATTATCGACTACACGCAACAGGAAAAATATCAACCTGATGAATTAAAAATCAATGCCAATCGTATTATCTCTGGTCAGCAAGTAGGAGAGCATTATATATTTGGAACAATGGCAGAGCAAATGGTGCGAACAGGTTTGGTTACACAAGAGCAGTTGCAACCGTACAGAGAATATCTTAACAATATGAAAAGAGGCTAATGTGTGATACAGGTTAGGAAGGCTCTCTCGTGACCCTCCCTACACAGGAGCCTCCCCCCATTGGTTCCCACAGGCTGGTGGGGGTTTCCTTTTCTTAGCAAATCAGTTAACCTACACTATATATGGTAGTACCCTATTAGGACGGACATATGAGTACAAAAGAAGAACATCGAACTAAAATAGAAGGATCTGGTAGAAAAAAAGGAACAGGTAATAAAGTTCCAAGACTACTAAAAGATGCTATATTAGAGGCAGCAGATAGGGCTGGGCAGAATATTGTCTTAGCAAGATACGATGACCCAAGCAAAGCTGATCCTAGATTTGTAGAGGATGCCAAGAAGGAAGGTATGATCCATTATCTTGAGCATCAGGCTATAGAGAACCCACAATCATTTATGTCACTAATGGGTAGAGTGCTTCCCATGCAGATAAGCGGTACAGGCGCATCTGGTGAACACATGGTTAAGCTGACATGGAAGAAATAGAAATAGACTATAAGCCTCGCAAACACGCTGAAGCTTATCACAACAGAACAGAACGATTTGCCGTATTAGTTGCTCACAGGCGATTTGGTAAGACAGTAGCAGCAATAAACGATTTAATTAGGGCTTGCTTCTCAGTAGATAAAAAAGACGTAAGGGTAGCTTATATAGCTCCATATCTTAGTCAGGCTAAAGCAGTCGCTTGGGATTATGCGTTAGAGTACACCATCGACATACCAGATATTAAAATTAATCACAGTGAATTGAGGATAGATTTTAGCAATGGAAGCAGATTTCGCCTCTATGGTGCAGATAATTACAATGCTATGCGTGGTCTTTATTTCGATGCAATAGTTTGTGATGAGATGGCAGACTTTCCAGCGTCAGCATGGCCTACAGTGTTACGTCCGTCATTAACAGATAGAAAAGGTAGCTGTACTTTTATTTCTACACCAAAAGGTAAAAACGAGTTTTGGGAATTGTATGAATATGCAAAGTCTGATCCCTCATGGTGGTCAGCAATTTACAGAGCATCCGATACAGACATATTAGATGCTGAAGAATTAAAAGAAGCAAAGCAAACAATGGGTGAGGACAGATACGAGCAAGAATTTGAATGTTCGTTTGAGGCTGCAATAGTTGGCGCTTATTACGCTATGGAAATGAAAACCGCTACACAAGACGGTAGAGTAACGTCTGTGCCATATGATCCAGCTACAGCAGTTATTACAGCATGGGATTTAGGTGTTGGTGACAGTACGGCGATATTCTTTGCACAATATGTCGGGCAAGAAATACACATTATTGATCATTACGAAAGTAGCGGTGTTGGATTAGACCATTACGCAAAAGTTTTGGATAAAAAGGGATACCATTACTCTGAGCATATATTACCGCATGATGTTCAGGTTAGAGAGCTAGGAAGCGGTAAGTCTAGGTTAGAAACACTAACAGCATTGGGATTAAACAACATAACTATAGCTCCAAGATTGTCTGTAGATGATGGAATACAAGCAGCAAGATCCATGTTAAACCGTTGTTGGTTTGATGAAGAAAAGTGTAATCGTGGTGTGGAAGCATTACGACAATACCGCAAAGAATTTGATGAGCGCACAAAAACATGGCGTGGCAAACCATTGCATGATTGGACCAGCCACAGTGCAGATGCTTTTAGATATTTGGCAGTCGGCTATCAACCTCACACAAATTGGGGTGAACCTATAAGAAGGAATTTGCGTGGCATAGCATAATGTGCTAGTGTGCATTTAAGTATAGGAGATGCTCATGCCAAAACGTGGTCTATATTCCAATATTCATGCGAAACGTGAACGTATAAAAAAGCAAAAAGCAGCTGGTAAAAAACCAGAAAAAATGCGTAAAAAAGGTGCAAAAGGCGCACCAACAGATAAAGCATTTAAACAAGCCGCAAAGACAGCCAAGAAACCTACAAGAAAAAAGAGCAAGAAGTAATGGCTAAAGGTGTTGCACATTATTTTAGAGATGGCACAAAGCATACAGGTGGTATGCACAAAATGCCAAACGGTCAGGTTCATAGCGGCAAAACACATGGGAAAACTAGCAAAAGACTATATCATTTTAGTGAATTAAGTAGTACAGCAAAAAAGAAAGCGCGAAGGAGAACATAATGTACGGTAAGAAAAAAGGCGGCAAAAAAGGCGGTAAAAAGAAATAAATGGCTACCATATATCGTGATGGAAAGCGATTAGAGGGCAAAGAAGCTGAAGAAGCATTAGCTCGTCATAACGCTATATTTGAACGTCATAGAAACGCTGGGGCTGTAGCTCAACCAGTAGCCAGAAGCGGCGGCGGTGGTAAAGGCGGCAATCGAGATATTGACGTAAGAGGCGAAAGCGGTCAGCAGCATTTGAAAGAAATGCAAGCCAAATACAACACAGACAATAGTTATGGATACTACAATAATGTAGGGCAATATATACCGTTTAGCGTAGATATAAGAGATGGCGGTGGAATGAATACTTCGGGGAACTTTTTTAAAGGCGCTGGTCCTCTTTCCACAGCTTTAAATGTTGCAAAAGTACGTCCAGCAGGGCCAGCGAGTGAGAAAGATGCAAGCGGTAAATTTATCGTGCCAAGAGAACAAATAGGTTTTAGAGATACTACGGATATGGGCGATAGAGGCGGTCCACAAGCCAGCGGTGGTCAATACGAAGGTGCTGGAACCATTAGCACAATATTTAATATGCTAGATGTTTTAGGCGGCGCAAATATACCTGAACGCCAAGAATATGTTTATGATGAGAATGGAAACTTTGTACCTAGAAAAATAACATTGCTGGGGGGATAATGTGGCTGAAAAGAAAAAAGATAGCCGCCTCAAACGTGCTGGTGTTAGTGGTTACAACAAACCTAAAAGAACGCCCAACCATAAAACAAAATCCCACATTGTTGTTGCCAAAGAAGGTGACAAAATAAAAACCATTCGCTTTGGGCAGCAGGGCAAGACAGGCGATAAAAAGATGACAAAAAGAGCTAAGTCATTTAAAGCACGACACGCAAAGAATATTGCAAAAGGCAAGATGTCAGCAGCATATTGGGCTAATAAGGTGAAGTGGTAATGGGCCGTAGAGCAAGAGCAGCTAGTGATTTTGCTGGTGATTTATTAAAGTATCTAGCTGACTTTGATTTTATCAGAAAAGTAGATGTAAAAGATGAAGCTGAAGATGCTGCTAAAAATATATTAATGAAAAGAAGCAGGGGAGAGGCAGAGTTCGTTACAGATAGTGACATGAGAAGGGCAGATGACCAATTTTTGTATGACTTTACGCCACTGGATATGTCAACAGAAGCAAGGCTAAGACGCGCAGAAAACGCAAAATTTGAAGGTCCATATATACATGGCACAGATGAGGAATACCTAGAAACTATCAATGATTATGGGTTTTTTGGTAGTGATACGGCTCCTGTTAGCGAAAGTTACATATTAGGGGGGCGTGGTTCCTTGTATCCTTTTATGGTAAAAATGCCAGAAAATGCTGTACATATAGATAATTATGGAAGAAATTTTAAAAATATTAACCCATATGCTTTAGATAAAAACACTGGATTAACCTTGGATGAGGTAATGTCACCTGATTTAAAAGGTGGTTTGCTGCAAAGAGTATATCCTAATTATGGGTCAGCTACCACACTTGAAGTTGATCCAAAAGAAGTTTCTCACATGACGCAAAAAGCTATGGATGAGCAAGAAGTAATAGATACTGTATTTGGTTCTTACACAGATTATCCTGAAGGTGCGCCTTTCAAAAACGTAGGTATACCTACTGAAACAGACGCAATAGTAGAAGCTATGCCATCGGCAGGAAGAAATGTTGTTAAGATAGATAATATTGTTGATATAGGTGGCGGCAGCGTAAATCTTCCAATAGATGAATTTAAGAGGCGTCAAAGAATACGAAGAAAGCCTGCTAATAATGTGATAGTCACAGATGGAGCTAGAATAAGATCACCATTTGCTAGATTTGATCCTGAGTTTAAGCACCTTAGAAACATATCAGCTTCAGTTGTTCCAGCTAGTGTAGGAATGGCTCAACTATTGCAGAAACCTGAAGTAACAAAAG